TAAATCGCCGCTATCCAAAGCCAATCTAGCTTTTGGAAAGAATTGAAAATCTTGAGCCATGGTTTATTCTCCTTCCCTAGCTAGGCCGACGTTGAGCGACAACGCCAAATTTTGCCAGCGGTTGTACAATTTTGTATGGAATCACAATGTCTACCTGTGTCGCATCAGATGAGTTGATTTGTACGATGATCTCGTCGTTCGCTATAATATCGTCTAGCGATGCGCGATCAACAACACCCTGGACATCCCAGAAGCGAAGTCTTGAGATGATATATCCTTTAATATCGCGCATTTCGGTAACACCAGCCTGTGGAGGCTGTTCAGAATCCGCTGCATCTTCTGCGATTTTTGCATTCGGGAATTGCAACGGCAAATTGTCTCTAACGTCTCTCGCTACGATATAGGCGGCATCAACGTTTTGAGTATCTAACAATCTGGGATCTGGTCCACCAACTGCTGTTTGACTGTGTGTCGTAACAGGTCTGACTGCAATAGTATTTCCCTGCGCGTCATACGATACAATCGAAACACCTGTGCCGATTGCTGATTCCAATTCTGCCGATGTCGGCTTGTCGCCTATCTTGTCTTTTGCGCCGTAAACACCATTTAGAACGTTTCCAATTCTGTTCGATGCTGGGTCAATTGATACCGCTGCCAGCCTACCACCAATTTCAGATGCGGCAAATTCGCAAGGTAATGACAATCCATCGATGCAAAAAACAAACTGTCCGAATTCAGCATTGTTGCAACTGTTAGAACTTGGAGTCGATACAATCGCGCCAGATAATTGATCAGTGTACCCAACGACAAACTGTTGTAATTTTGCACCAAGTCCAGTGTTTAGACTGTTGATGTGGTTATATGTGCGCCTTACGTTGTTTGTAGATGCAATATTTCCTGCGTCTGTATTAGACAGACACAAACACATATAGTGATATTCTTCTCCTTCCAATGCAGACAATGCGCTTGTGAGATCTGGATCTGTCACGCCGCCAGCTAGGTTTGTCGTCACGGTTGTGCCACCATTAACCGTCTCTGTGCCAGTTGTGCCAAGTCTCAGCGTGAACGTACACACGATATCGTTTCCGATTGCGCCAGCAACTTTGCTGTTAATCGTCACGATTCCAGCGCCGCCAGATACAGCCGACACTGCGAGATCCTCAGATCTGGCATTAATCGCGTCAATCACATCGTCTCTAATGTCGTTTGCCGTTGCTCCGTTTAACCATGCAACCTCAAACGATCTACCCATCACATTGCAGTCTACAGCGTTGTCAGATGTAGGACTGTTTGCAAATGTAATGTTGATTGTTGCGGTTCCGGTGCCAGCGGTAGGTGCGATAAAATCAACCTGTGCCTGTGGGAAATCATCATAGATTCTCTTCGCGGCAAGGTGGCCAGGAGATCCAGTTCCAAACGCCGTAGCAGCAGAATCAGATCCTCCGCCAGCGCGGACCTCTGTGTCTACAGTGAGATCGCCAGTAGATGCTTTTGGTGCGATGATCACTGTCTTGAGTGTGCCGGTTGATGGGCTGGCAGTACCAGCCAACAGATTCACCGACAGATAGAGCCCAGGCGTTAAAACGCTAGGGGATACAGCAAGAGGTATACTCATTTTTTAACCCTCCGTTTTTTCTTGCCGGTTTTTTTATCCTCCGGCTGTTCCTCTTTTTCTTCTTTTATTTCAACCCTTTCAGGCTGTTTTTCTTCTATCTTTTCCGCGTCTTTTTCCTCGATAGGTCCATGCGGATTATGGTAATCATTATATTCTTTTTCTGTGCATAAAATCAGATCGCCTTTTTTTACAGCGCGATCATATGATTTCTGGCTTCTAACCCAGTTCTCAAATGGAATCCGAACAGGTTTATCAGGATAGAAAGTCCAGCTATTTCCGTTCAATCTGCAACCAATGAAACGGATCTTTCCGCCACCAGCGCCAAAATGAGGAACTGGCCTGCCCTCAACACATTTCACGTAGATAAATTTTTGGCTCATGTCATGTCCACTTTCATATCATCGACCAGGGTATAATCTCCCAGGTCATCGTCTGGTTTTAAAATATCTATGTTCGCGATATTCCAATCATTATAAGATCTATCGTCTGTCATAGTGTACGCGTTTTCTATACTGAAAGATACACTGTAAATGTAATGTCTTTGATACGGTTCTTTTGGGATCGCGACTCTGTTCCTGCTTTGAACCAAAATAGGTGAAGGGGCAGAGATCAAACAACCATCAATTGATTGACGTCTGTTCAGGTATCTTGCGATCTGATCCATTATGTATAATCCCTCCTCAGACCGAACCGCTTCATTGTGTGATTTCGAAACAACTATAACTATCGTTAATAGCTCACGAAATGAACTTGAAAATGTTCCCCTACCGTGAGATCCGAAATTGTTCGACGAGGATGTTACGCCATCGGACGGCTCAGAACTATTCCATACGATTATAACCGCTGGAGTTCCGCGCAATTTCATGCGCTCAAGATCTATCTGTTGAGCTGGCCCATTGATGTGTTCGAAAACAACCGTCTCTTTGATCGCGCCGTAAAACGTTGGATTTGTCGCGCCAGTAAATGCACCGCTGCCAACTGCGCTTGCAACACCAGAAATAGGAGGCAAAAACACAAATTGCGTAGCATCGGCGACATTGTGTTTTTCGCCGCCGACATTCGAAACAAAATCAACGGCTGTCCCGCCTGCCGTTATTGTCCAGGATTTATCAGAATTTGGCCCAGCAGAGACGCGAAATATTCTGTCCGTCTGAACCTGCCCACCAATAACAGGATAGGCAAATGTGCCAAGCGGCAACGATACATCAGATCCGCTTGCCGTCACAGTGATCACACCAGACGCACGATCTCCTGTTAGCGGTTGAATTGCCGCTAGGCAGTTTCTCATTGCTGATCCGACCTGACTCATCCTGTTATATCCTGCATTATTTGACCAGTCGCATACGCAACAATTTCATCAATATTTATAGCACTATAGTCTCTTTTTGGCATGTTTTTTGTACCTGTAATATGATAGCCAGCATACGGAACACCGACATATATCACAACTTCTGTGCTGCTATATTCCCCCCAAATAGATCGCTTCAAAGCACCAGAATCGACCAACATTCCAGCAGCTGGATTTCTCTTTTTTCTAAGCGTGTGAGGAGATAAAGGCGGCCAAGATCCATTTCCTTCTGTTTCAAACTGGATCATAATTGATTCAATCAAGTCGTCTCTCAAAAACTTAAGATCCGCTCCTGCCATATCGTCGCCCATCACGGCAACCTCTCTACACAGGTCCTCCATGTTAAATTCAACAGACATCAAAAACCGCCTTTGTGGCCAGGATTGTCTTTGTCTGGTGCAAAAAGAAATCGCTGTGCGCCGCTCGATGTTAATGGTGGATTAACGTTGCCGCCCAGATTTGAAGATTTTCCTGCCTCTGCCTCCGCAACAGATCGCCTGCGCCCTTTTCCTAGATCATCAAAATATTGAATGGCAAGATTATATTGCGCCTGATATTTTCCGCTTCCGTCTGCTGCGATAAATTCGCCGCGTCTTTGACTCGCAAAATGCAGCGCAACCCATCCAATATGCGCTTTTAAATTGACGTCGTTTTGACCCAGTAAAATAAAATTGGACTCTGCAAATCCGCGCCCAATATAAGAAAACGCTTCGTTCTCTGCACGCTCCAAAAACAGATCGACGATGGATGACTCCGCAGTTGTGTCTCCACTGTAGTTATCATCGAACAAGCCGTTAACCTCTTGGGATCCAACGAGATTAACGAGATCGGATTCTGTCATAAATTGCGCAGCCATTTATTTACCTTCTTTACTATGATACAACAATCCGTCGAATCATTAAACATTACGGCATTTCCGCGCCGCCTGGGCCAACCAGTTCAACGCTAACATAAGATCCAACTGGTGCTGATTCTGTCGCTATGCCTACAAAACCATTGCCGCTCACAGCAACAACGCCTTGCCCGTTCGAATCCGCTGTAACGCGATCATATGCCTGTATATACTCGGCACACAATATTTTTGCCTGCCCTCTGATTGCAATGTCTCCAATGGCACCGTCTGCTATGTCATATGCCGCAACGCCATAATGTGCATCGTTTGCCGCAGTTGAAATTGTAACCTCTCCTATAACAGTTGGGCTTGCATTGATTTTCACGATTGTGCCGAAATCAATCTGTGTGCCATATGCGTTTGTGCATGCTCTCAAATCATTCTGATAAAACGCGACTAATCCAGCCTCTGTTGCATATCCGACAACGCTAAACGCTCCAATGTCTGGATTGGAATCAGACGGATCACCAGCGGATTCCAGGCTTTCGTTTTGAGGTGCAAATCCAGCGGCATAATAAAGT